TGTTTGTAACGGCTAGTCAGTTAAATCGTAGTGCAGTTGAAGAAATCGAATTTGATCATAGTCATATAGCAGGTGGTATCAGTAAGATCAATACTGCGGATAATGTGTTTGGTATATTTACAAGTCGCAGTATGCGTGAGCGTGGACTTTATCAGATACAGTTGATGAAAACACGTAGTAGTTCGGGTGTAGGTCAGAAGATTGAACTTGCGTTTGATGTTGAAACACTACGTATTACTGATAACAATCATCTAAATGACCCAAAACCGCAGACTACAGGTAGTGAATTATTAGCACAAATTAAGAACACCTCACAGATTACTGCTAATACAATATCAGAAGAATCAAGCAAAGTATCAGCAAATATAGGGGCTTCTAAACTAAAGTCATTATTAAGAGATTTAGGACAATAGACACCTTTACAAGATAAATATTAGAAAGGTATCTATATGCAAAAAAGAACTAAAAGCCTCTTAGAGGAATTAGACTCCATATCTTTAAACCGTGATATTCCACATATTGTCGAAAGTCGCGGCACTAATATTATTACTAGTGCTATTAATTTAATTAAATTAATGGAGCGCCACTATAATACCGAAACAGCAGAATTATTTGAAAAGAAGTTACTAAGTTCTATTAAAAATAGAGAGCCTAGTCGATTCGCAAAATCTGTTAAAAAAAACAAACAAATAGATAAATAATAATATGAGAATGCATGAAATTATTAATGAAAGTAAAGAGTTGGATGAAGTAAGTCCAACCTCACTAAAAACAGCAGCTGGTTTAAAGAAAACAGCAGCAAAAACTTCAACTCAACCTTCTGCGTCTACAAGTCCAGCAGTTACCTCTCAAACACCACGTATACAGAAAGTTGACAAACTTATTAATATTGTTAAAAATCTACCACAGCAACAAAAAGCACAAATAAGACAGGCTTTAGGTACACAAGAATAAGTTAAAAAGTCTGTCCAAATCCATGTATTTTAGTAAATGGACTAAATAATAGTAGACCTCTTTGAAGGTCAAACAACATGGAGATTTAAAAAATGGCACAATTCACTAGAGTCTCTGGCGACTTAAAACCAGTATTTCACTTAGATGCAAACTCATACACAAATTCAGGTGTAAACGCAGTCAGTTCAGCACTTACTGTACAGCCACAAGGCCCAAAGCTTGATTTTTTCACAATCACAGCAGACGGCGCATTGACTGGTACAGAAGTAAACACAATCATGCAAACTGTTCAACAGATTTCAACAGTTATGATTTATGAATATACTGATGCAGCTAACGACACAATCGCACTAGCATTGTATCCAACTGGAGCATATACAGCAGCTACTCTAAAAACAGCAGTAGACGCAGTTGCCCCAGCAGCAGTAACAGTAGCAGCCTCAGCAACTTTCACTAACTAATAATTAGTTAAAGTTATGCGACATAGAGCCCGGGAACTAAAATTCCCGGGCTTTTTTATGTTTGTAAATAGAGGATGAGCGATAAAATTGCTTGTTATACACTGTTTGATATTACGCAGACTGGAATTCCTAATAGGGCTAAACCGCCTGAGGGTATAGATTATAAAGACTGGGTTCATAAACGTAACACACAAATAAACTTTGATACTATAATACAATCTATATCTTTGCGTAGTCAGCCTGAAAATATATCTGTGCCGAAATATATTGATATTTCAGTAAATTATTTTGATATGGATGTTACAAGTTGTTGGATGTTTGATTTTGAGATACGTAGTATCGCAGTGTTTAGTGATGGCAACGATGAATTAGCATATCTTAAGGAGGATGTAAAAACTGTGCCTATGCTTATATGTGGTACAGAAGATTTAAGATTAAAACCTTACTTAAGCATAGAAAAACCTATAAAAAATATACATTTTATTAAATATTAATATGAATCATATTGATTTATCAAAAAAGATTAAAGACTTACTAGTCCTTAAACAAGATGATGGCAGTTACCACCTTTTTGGACAATATCAAATAACGAAAGACTCCAAAGGACTATATACTGTACAATGGATAAAAGATCCGACTATCATTATAAAGTTTGGACAACTTAAATATGCAGTGACTTGGTGTGTATTTCATAAAAATAATAAGCATAAAGATTTAAATAAAATCGTAGAACTAGATGAAACATTGGATAGTTTAAGTGCTACTATTACTAATCATAAACGACTTGTTGATAGAAATATTGAGAATAGATATGTGCATTTAGCCAAACTATCTGAAGATAAAATTAGACGTAAAACTGCACAAAAAGCCATGAATCTTTACGTTGAATATAGTAAATATTGGCAGAACAAGACATTTAAAGAATACACAACTCATTAATAATTTTTTATTTGGATGATAAATACACTATAGGATGTAATACCATGAAACTAGAACATTTTGATAATACGGACGTTGCCGTATCAGCACTAAAAAATAACTTTAACTATGACTTAGATGTAAGCAAGTTTAATAAAATACAAACTAGAAAAATGCTAGTTCAATTTATGAATGTTATTGAAGAAACTAAAAAGAAGGCTTCATATGATTCACATAACAATTCATCCTATCTAAAGGCATTAATGATTGCTGAAGCCCTAACACAGCATTATAAAACATTTTCTAATTCTTCAATAATTATAGAAAATCAAGCAGTAGAACAGGCAACTGTGACACTTGCGGCTCAAGAAATAGTTGATAAAGTTCAAAAAATGGTAGAACAATGTAACGATATGTTGGTTAAAGAATTACCAGCATTAGTTGACAGTATGCAAAGCGAAGTTGGAGTAAATGAAGCAAACACATACAACCAAGCAGCAAGCAGTGCTTTGACACAACTAAATCAAACATTAAGCCAAACACGCTCAACATTAAATGAAGCATTAAATGCTTTAACAGGACAACAAACAGATGGCGAATTTACGCCTGCAAGCGGCGGCGAAGAAATGGCAGTTACAGATGTAGTTGCTACTACTGAACCAGCAGCACCTGATAAAGCCCCAGTTGAAGAACCAGAAGAACCAGTTGGAGCAGTTGGCCGCGCAAAGAGATAATAAATGTATCTCTTTGAGTTTGAAAATCAAAATGATGAGGTTAATGCGATTTTAGTTGCAGCTGGCCGTCTTGAAGATTTGCGTAATCAACAACAACTAAAATCTAATTGGTCATTATATCAACTTACTAAATGGATTAATAATTATTTACAGCAAAGCGATTCAAACTATACACTTACTGAAAAAGATGTTTTAAAAATGGTTTCTAGTGATAAAAACCCATTTAAGAAAAGTATATTAAATATTCAAAATGGTGAGGTAGTGTTTAGAGGAAATAAAGAGCAACCACCTCCTGAACCTCAGTCAAGCGAAAGTAGTAAAGACACAGTAAGTAAAATGGCTAAAAAAGCACTAAACAAATAATCTATTACTTGACTTTAGGTTGCTTTATATTATAATATAGATATGATAACATTAACCAGTAATGCTAAAACTAGATTTAAAGAACAATTAAAAGATCGCGGCAAAGGATTAGGAATAAGATTGGGTATAACTAAAACAGGATGCAGTGGTTATGCCTATAAAATTGAATTTGCTGATGAATGGAAATCAGAAGATTTTTTAAGCATACATGATGATGTTTATGTTTGGGTCACAAAAGATGCATATAAGCATCTTGAAGGTATGACAGTTGATTATATTAGACAGGGATTAAATGAAAAATTTGAATTTATTAATCCTAATGAAAGTGGACGCTGCGGCTGCGGCGAGAGTTTTACTGTTTGATATATATCCCAACAAAATATCCTTATGCTGAATTAAAAAAGCAAACTATAGATGGGTCAAGGAAATATGTGACCCCAGACGGATTTGCAGTACCCAGTGTCACCACAATACTAGATGCTACTAAGCCAGAGGAAAAGAAAAAAGCATTACAAGAATGGCGTAAACGTGTAGGCGAAGAAAAAGCTAAACAGATTACTACTGAGGCTGCTGGTCGTGGCACACGTATGCATAAATGGTTAGAGAATCATATAAAGACTGGAGAAGCGGGCAATCCAGGCACTAATCCTTATAGTATACAAAGCCATAATATGGCTAAAACTATAATAGAAAAAGGACTATGCAAATGTCAGGAATATTGGGGTACAGAAGTAAGTTTATATTATCCTGAAGTCTATGCAGGAACTACTGATCTTGTAGGGGTACATCAAAATAGTGATGCTATTATGGATCACAAACAAACTAATAAGCCGAAAAAGCGCGAATGGATTGAAGATTATTTTATACAGTTAGCAGCCTATGCAAATGCGCATAATGAAGTCTATGGCACTAAAATACGTAAGGGTGTTATCTTTATGTGTAGTGCTGATAATCAATATCAAGAGTTTATTATAGAAGGCATTGAGTTCGATCAATGGACAGAATGTTGGTTTAAACGACTAGAACAGTATTATTCAAGTTTCGTTCATTAGTCCCAATAGCATAAATAGTTGTACTACCGGTACAGTAACACAACTATGGCTATTATACAGATATCTAAGATTCAAGTTAGAGCAGGCGATTTAGTCGATCTTCCGCAACTTTCTGAAGCAGAGTTCGGGTTCGCTACGGATGTTAAAAAATTATATATCGGTAAAACCATTGGAAATATCGAAAACGTTGAAGTCTTAACATCCTATTCAACTTTATCATTTAGTCAAATAGAAGGAAGTTATGGCAATTTAGAAATAAATCCATTGACTATACAGGACGGCCAGGTTCTAGGATACGATGCTAACGCTAATGCTTGGATTAATAAAGGTGCTGATAGCGGGGGTTTAATTAATTTAGGTAATGTAAGTAACGTTCAGATTGGCGGCGGTAGCATAGGTTATGTTTTACAAACTGATGGCACTGGTAATTTAAGTTGGACGCCAAAAACAGTAATTACATCATATATTGAAAATGCTAGCAACACTAATCCTGTAGTTATTACAACTACTGTAGATAACGAATTTATTGACCAGATGCGTGTGACATTTACTAATGTGCCTGGACCAGCAAATTCAATGGCAAACTTGTTGAATGGCGAAACTTTTTTCTGTAACGTACTAACAAGCAATACTTTTCAATTATGGAGTGATGGGAACTTCACACCAGGATTTAGTGTTGACGGCACAGTAGTTAATGCTTTTCCATATACATCTGCTACACAATCATCAGTTACGGGAAACTTAGTAACAGTAGGAAATACGGTACAATTTGCTGAAAATAATCCTATTATTTTTATTGGTGGAAGTTTAGATGTAGCAAATAGTACGCTTGTATTGGGACAAACTTACTATATTAAAACAATTGTAAGTTCTACAACTTTTACAGTTGCAAATTATTTGTTTGCAAATGGCACTGCAGGTAATGTCCAGCCATTAGGTACCGCAACATTTACTAATGCTAATGTCTATGTACCTGGTGGTCGTGTAATAAGCCCAGCAGCTGGAGCAGGCAATGTTGCAGCCGGGGGCAGTAATAGTACTATTCAATATAATGATAATAATTTCTTAACTGGTAGTAGTAATTTTGTTTATGATTTTACAAATAATAAAGTAATATTATCTGGAAATACAAAACAAGGCAATGCAAATATAGGCAAGATTACACTCACAACCGCAAGTAATGTAGGTACAGTAACAGCAAATATACTTGTTTCAAATATCGCTAATGGAACTCCTCCATTAACAGTAACTTCACGTGATAAAGTCACAAATCTTAATGTAGACTTTCTTGATAACTACGACACTTCAATTACTGCTGATATTTCAAGTTATGCGAACGGAAGCAACACATATAACACTATTGTTGTGCGCGATGGCAATGCCAACGTTAGAGCAAATAATTTTACAGGCAACAATGTAGTAGTAACAAGTAATGTCTCAGCAAATAATTTATCTATTACATCAAATGCCGATATTGGTCTTAATTTAGACGTAGGCAGTAATGCTAATATTGGTGGAAATACTAGTATTACAAACAATTTAAGTGTTGGCGGTTTAGCTAATATTGTTGGTAATACAGACATATTAGGCAATACTCATATACATGGCAATTTAACAGTTGGAAATAGCACAGGTAATATTAACGGTGTTGGTGACGGCATACAAATGTATGATTCAGAGTATGCTAAGTTAAATTATAATAATACAAGTTATGTTTACGTAGATCAAGACGGTGTAAGTTTAGAAACACCTGGCGGTATAGCACTATTAAACACTGGCGGCAATCTAAGTTTGCCTGGGGAACTATCTGTAGTAGATGGTAATTTAACTGTTAGTGCAAACATTACAGGAAACAATATAGAATCTAATAACCGTTTAATTGTTGGCGGCAATGCAAACATTGGCGGAATCGCTAATATTATCAGCAGTGCTATAATAGGCGGTAATGCAAATATTACTGGAAATTCTAATATTGGTGGATTCATTGGAATCGTAGGCAATGCTAATGTAGGGGGTACTTTAGGTGTTGTTGGCAATGCTAATGTTGGTAATATTGGTGCAACTAGCGGAGTACTTACAGGCACACTTAATGTTACAGGCAATGCTAATGTAGGTAATATTGGTGCAGGTAGTGGTGTATTAACAGGAACATTAAACGTAACCGGCAACGCCAATACTGGAAACATTGGTGCCAATAATGGAGTCTTAACAGGTACACTTAATGTTACAGGTAATGCTAATGTTGGTAATATTGGTGCAACTAGCGGAGTGCTTACAGGTACACTAAATGTTACAGGTAATGCCAATACTGGAAATATTGGTGCAGCTAGCGGAGTACTTACAGGTACGCTTAATGTCACAGGTAATGCCAATACTGGAAACATTGGCGCACAGTTTGGCGTATTTACAAATGTAAGTGGTAACGGAGCCAATCTATCATCAATCACTGGTGCTAATGTAACTGGTTGGGTAGCAAATGCCAATATAGCAAATTATGTTGTAGTTGGTAATGCTAACGCGCACACACCAGGATCAAATGTTTTTCTAGTTTATGCTTCAGATGTAGGTAATCAAACACTTAATATTGATAACGCCAACAACAAATTAATTTATGAGCCATATGATGGCAAATTAAGAACACATATATTGGTAGTTGACATAAAATTAACTAACAATGGTGGTGAAGATGTTGTATTAGATGGTAATAGTAATAGTATACAATTCAATGTCACTAATAGATCAAATGCTATTGTAATTAGTGAAGCCACTACAAATTTAGGATCTATTAGTAATTTAGTAATCACTGGCGGTAGTAATGGTAATGCATTATTAACTTATGGTAATGGAACACTATATTGGGGTGAAGGGGGAGGCGGCGGTGCTGCAGGAGCGACAGGACCTACGGGACCAACTGGTCCAACTGGTCCTACGGGGCCAACTGGCCCAACTGGTATAACAGGCCCAACTGGACCAACTGGACCTACAGGCTTAACAGGTCCTACCGGACCAACTGGACCAACTGGACCTACAGGCTTAACAGGCGCAACCGGAGATAGATATTCTGCAACTTCAAATAACAGTCTGTCGATTACAACAGGATCAGTTTCACTAAACATTGGCGCTAATTATGCGTATACAGTAGATCAAACTGTAATTATAGCCAACTCTGTAGCACAATCTATGAGCGGAAAAGTTACGTCATATGATAGTAGCACAGGCGCTATGGTTGTAAACGTTACGGTCGCTGTAGGAAGTGGAACATATAATAGTTGGACAGTTAATATAAACGGCGGATTAGGAGCAACAGGTAACACAGGTCCTACTGGTCCAACTGGAATTTCCGGTACTGATGGTAGCACAGGCGCAACAGGGCCTACAGGATTAACTGGTCCTACAGGCCCTACTGGACTAACAGGACCAACTGGTCCAAGTGGTGGTCCAACTGGAGCCACAGGTACTACAGGACCAAGTGGAGCAACTGGTCCAGATGGTTCTACGGGTGCAACTGGATTAGTTGGTGCTACTGGCGCTAGCGGTCCTCCAGGTAGCCCAGGCGGTGCAACTGGTCCTGCAGGAGAAGCAGGAGCCACAGGGGCAACAGGTATACAGGGTGCTGCTGGTGACACCGGGGCAACAGGTGCTACTGGTACTGCAGGTATTGATGGAGCGACAGGTGCTAGCGGTCCTCCAGGTAGCCCAGGCGGTGCGACCGGACCAACTGGCCCAACAGGTCCAACTGGTGCTACTGGACCTACTGGATCAACTGGGTCTACTGGACCAACAGGTCTAACTGGTGCTACTGGTATAGGTGCTACTGGTACAACTGGTGCAACAGGTCCAACTGGTGCAACAGGTCCAAGCGGTGCAAGTTATGTGCATACACAAAGTTCAGCAAGTACCACATGGACTGTAACACATAATTTAAATAACCAATATGTAAACATCGAACCTATTGATAGTACGGGCAATAGTTACGTTGGTAGATATGATTATCCAATAGTTACATTTACAAATGCTAATGTAATTACACTTACATTTACTAGTGCTGTTACAGGATACGCCGCAGTATCAGCAGGTGGTGCAGCAGGCGCTACTGGAAATACAGGACCAACTGGACCTACAGGACCAACTGGACCTACAGGACCTACAGGACCAACTGGTTTAACTGGACCTACAGGACCTACAGGACCAACTGGTTTAACTGGACCTACAGGACCTACAGGTCCAACAGGCCCCACTGGTGATACTGGTTCAACCGGGATAACTGGTCCCACAGGGGCTACAGGTGCTACTGGAGAAGGTTCTACTGGTGCTACAGGTCCAATAGGTCCTACGGGGCCAACAGGCAGCGCAGGATCAGCATCAGGTAGTAATACACAGGTACAGTTTAATGATGCCGGAGCATTTGCAGGTAGCGCAAATCTAACCTTTAATAAGGTTACAAACACACTATCTGCTAATTTATTAACAGGTACGTTAACCACTGCAGCTCAACCAAACATCACAAGTGTTGGCACTTTAACTAGTGTTAGTATAACTGGTACTGCTACAGCAGGTAATCTAAGCACTGGCGGTAATTTAAGTGTCACGGGCAACGCGACAGTAAGTGGCAATTTAAATGTCAGCGGTAATTTAGTATACATCAATGTATCTACATTATCTGTAGTAGATCCTATAATTGAATTACAGACTGGACCTAACGGCGCTGCTCCAACTAGCAATAGTGGATTAGATGTAGGCACAGCATTAAACTATTACGATACACAAGCACGTATCGCATTTATGGGTTGGGATACAAGTAACGCTGAATTCGGCATGGCAAGTCTTGCTACCATAGCAAATGAAGTAGTTACATTTAGCACATATGGTAATTTGCGTGTAGGCAACATCATAGGTAATGGTCAAGCATTAACTGGTCTAGCAGGCGGTAATGTTTCAGGTCAAGTTGCTAACGCATTAGTTGCAGGTACAGTATATACAGCAGCACAACCAAATATAACATCAGTAGGTACACTAACTGGCTTAACAGTAAGTTCTACAATTAGCGGTTCAGTAAGTGGCTCAGCAGGTACTGTGACAACTGCGGCACAACCAAATATTACATCGGTAGGTACATTAACAAGTTTAACTGTTAGTGGTTCAACATCCGTTACTGGTAATAGTGCATTGACAGTAACTAACATAACAACCGGGGGAAACACAACTTTAGGATACTTAACTGGTAACTGGACACTAACCACAGGCTCTAGATTACAAGCAACTTACTCTGACTTAGCAGAATACTACGCAGCAGACAAAAATTATCCTGCAGGAACCGTGTTAGAATTTGGTGGGGATAAAGAAGTTACATTAGCAGGGATCGAAAGCAACAAACTAGCAGGTGTTGTAAGTAGCGAACCAGCATATGTAATGAATGGAAACATCCAAGCAGAGCATCCTGTAATAATAGCATTAATAGGACGTGTTCCTGTACGCGCTATAGGTTTCGTACATAAAGGTGACATGATGATTAGTGCTGGTAATGGTTTAGCAAAAGCAGCAATATTAACTCCTAAGATCGGCACTGTAATTGGTAAGGCAATATCAAGTAAATCTAATGATGTTGAGGGTATAGTTGAGGTCATGGTAGGACGTATATAAGATAAATAATATTATGGCAGCAGTAATTTACACACCCAGCGGAACAAGTCAACAAACATCAGCCTCAGGCACTGATAAGGTACGTATATCAACTACTACTAGTGCAGTCGCGGTTGCAGTAGGTAGTAATCCAACAGCAAATTTAACTGGTTGTGAAATAATTCCAGCAAATACTGTAAACAATAGTTTTATTGTAGGTGAAGGAAATAAGATTGCTTATATCAGTGTAAGCGGTACTGGTATATTTTCAGTCACAGAACTTGGCGCAGCTATCGGCGAATAATAGTAGCGTAAAAAAATCTACTTTTTTGATAAATAATACTGTTCAATACGTTGTTGTATTGACTTATGCGGTTCCCGCCGCGTATCGGCTAGAACCCGAAATTATAGGAGAAAAACAATGGGTCGTCCACTAAAAATCGCAAAAGCCCAGGCTGTGGTTACATTAACAGCAACAGCAGCGGCAACAGATATCGTAACTACTTCAGCAAACTTTACTACTCTAGGCATTATTGCAGGCATGCCATTCATTCCAGCAAGCAGCGTAGGTGGTTTAGTAGCAGGTACTACATATTTTATTCTAGAGGTAATTAACGCAGGTGCTAACAGTACATTTACTGTGTCTGCAACTACACTTTCTGCAAATCCAACTTCTGAGAAAGTTGATCTTTCAACTACAGCAGCACAATCTGTAGCCCTAACAGTTGGCGTTGTTGATGCATATTTCAACAATCCAATCAGCGGCGAAGGGTATCCAGCAACTAACACAGCAACATTTGGTGTAGTTGGGGGTAATACTGCAATATTTGGTAATCAAGTTCTATGTCGCGTTGCAGTTGGCCAGTCAGGTACAGGGACTTTAACAGCAGCTACAAATAGCACTACTGTAACAGGCAGTAGCACTGTATTTGATACTCAACTATCAGCAGGTTCAGTATTAGCCAATAGTGATGGAGATTTGATTGGCTATGTAGATAGTATTACTGCTGCTGACGAGCTTGAATTAACCGCTAATGCGGCGGTCGCTGTATCAGGCGGAAGTTTTGCATATGCTGACAATGAAGCGGGATTCATCGTGCGTCAAAAAGGCAAACAGAAGTATTTGGTAAAAGGATCAACATCTGGATTAGTAGGTGCGTGCTATACAGCGAACCTAGCAAACACAGCGTTGTTACCAAACACTATGTCAATCATTGCAACATATGCTAACGCAGACACTACTCTAGTACAAAGCCTAAGTGATCATACTCTTGAAATATTTACAGCAACTTCTGGCGAGACAGCATTGCCAAATGATGCAGCAAATATTAACAATAGTTCACCAGCATTCGGTACATTCAATACTGCTGCTGTGGCTAACGCTGATAATGGTATGCCTTATCCATTAGTAAGTATTAATAAGGCTTGATAGGAAGTAAAAAATGCCAACAACAGTAAGAAAGCGTTTTGAACAAACTGTTACCGATGTGGCAGTATTGCAATTAGAAGTTCGCAATCTACATGATAAGGTTGATGAATTGAAAATTGATGTTAAAGATTTACACGAATGTTTAGATCGTAACATGGCTGAAACGAGAGATTTCTTAAAAGAGTTTCAAGACAGCCAAAATAAAGCACATGAAGAATTAGCAGACAAGGTATCAGGCATTGAAAAGATAAAATGGATGCTAATGGGCGCAGCAGCAATACTGGGCGCTACGGGTGTCGAAGCAATTCAGATGATTGTAGGCTGAGTATAGTCTATATGACTAGTAAAAACGGGGCATAAAGCCCCGTTTTTATTGTGTAAGTGTTTTTAGTTTTTCTTGCACTACATCAATATTAATAGTTGAAAATAATCCAGGATGTAGTGGTCGTGGATATTGTCCATCGCCTACCCATGCATATCCACAATGTTCATCATTAAGTAATGGTTTGAATTCTTCATTTATCGCACAGAAAAAAGTATGGTAAGTAAAACTTCCATTCACAAACTTTTGAATAGGAATTAATTTAGCGTTAGTAGGCCAGTAACTAGTTTCTTCTAAACATTCACGTTTTAATCCATTTAGTAATGTTTCTTCTGGATCTATTTTTCCTCCAGGTATACTCCATACATAGGCTTTACCATCGTTTCTAAAAAGATATAAGAAACGTTTTGTTATTTTACAATAAAAGAATATTCCAACTGCTGTATTATTCATTAGATCACTATACTGTAATCACCCTGTTCATACCAACCTTCATATGATTTCATCCATTGTCCTTCTTCTTGAACATATCTATATTGTACATTATTAGCAAGATTAGTTACATATTCAACATCACCTTCTTCAGCGTCACTGGCATCAAAGTCTACGCTCCAACTCATGGTCGTCGAACTAAATTGTATAATATCATTAGTGCTTGCAATTAAATCTCCCCAAGCAGCTGTACTATTATCTTCATGTCCTATATTTTCAACAATTAAATATCTGCGTCCATTTATAGGCCCTGGTAAACCTGCATTTGGGCCTACCATTAGTGGATTAATAACACCACTGACTGAAGTTAATGTGTTTTGAGGTAATGTATCAGTGTCTACTTGATAAATTAATATTCTATCATCTAATGGATCTGGAACAATTGTACCAACAATTTCATCCTCCATATAAGGGTTCTGTAACCATATTTGACTAATGCCTGGTTTCCATTTACCATATACGTTCAATAACGCAGTCCAATATAAATTAGTATTTGGAGGTGCTGGCATTTCAAAAGTTTCATTACTTGGATAGAACGGTTCATCGTTAGGTAAAAGTTGTAATGTTCCATTCTGAAATAAAACTTTATAACCATATGGAGTAATTTTTTGTCGTGTACCTAATAATAAATCTTCATCTTTAATATCAAGTAATGATTTACCTTTATATATACTAGCAATAACTTTATGAATTACTCCCATCTTTTTCAGTTTACTACTTGTACTGATGAATATAGGCATGTAAAAACGCCAAGTTAATACGTCAATTGGATTGCCTGTACCAATAGGTATACTGCGACTACTAAATGTAATACCATCTTGAAAAACAACACTTAATGACGTCCAATCTATAAAGTTGTCTGTACTTTGAATTTCTAATGCAGGATTAAAAAGCGTACCTAATTGCTCCATTAATTGTAATTTTTGATTATAATTTGTAGTCCACATATCAACTTGACAACGTAATGTATAAGGTACCGGCATCAAACGTTCTACAGTAAATGCTTGCCCTTGTGTAGTTTCGTATGTCTGACTTTCAGAATTATATGCACGTTGTCGTACATTAAGTCTATCTATAAATGTAGGATCTTGCATACGTCCTTGATCATATTCTAATCCAGTAATATAATAAGTTATTAATGGAGCACTGGGTAAATTACTTGCACTATTTTTTGCAATAATTGTACTAGCTTGTCTACTAGCATCGCCGTACATTACAGGAACACGAACAAGTATGTCATTGCCGTTGGGATCCTTACCTTTAGTTACATACCAATTACTAAAAATCTTAGCAAATTGTAATAAGAATCTACGTATTTGATTATCGTAAAAAAATTGTGCCATATTTTATTCTTCTGGTGGTATAGGTGTTTGTGGTAAGTTTAATATTTGACTTAATGGCTGTGCTGACTTTATTAATTTCTCTTGATTATTTACGTAGATTTCCCCGTCATCATTAATAAAGCCACTAAGTTGTGATTTATCAGCATATGTAAATCCTGTGTCAGTTCTTACTTTAGTGCTAATACGTACCCATAGTTGTCCGTCCCAGCGATATAATATTTGTGGCAAATAATCTATACGTAAGAAATAATCTCCAACTTGTGGACTTTGTGGAAAACTAATACCTGCCCCTGTAGGAATTCCATTTGGTGCCTCTCCAGTGCCATCAAGATAACCGCTAGTATACCCAAACGATCTTGGACTGGCTCGCATGATAAACTGAAACGCTGGATCGCAATCTGCACGATAGTTCATAGTTTGTGGTCCATATGGTTCCGTACCTGTAAAACCAGACGCTACAGGATTTTGGTCAGCCGTAGCATAAGTGTTGTCAGCAGTACCATAAGGGCCAGTTACTGGCCCTAATGGTAATATAGTCAATACTCTGTCATTTTCTACTACACGGCTTGTGCCTACGTCCTGTAGTGGGGCAGGTTTATATTCACGTACTTGTAAACTTACTGGATTTTTGCCTACTAATTTATCAACACCATCAACTGTCATGTTCCATAAATTTTCTACTGTGGCTTTAGGGATACGCAAAGCAGCACTTTTCATACTGTATGATGGATTCGATACAAATAATATTGTGCCGGTACTATTAACATTAGGTGGACCGTCATTTGCTTGTTCTATGCCCTCTGGGGGTGCAGGCTGATCGAACTTATTTGACTTAACACCATTTTCTTCAAAGACGCCATATGTAGGTACTATATAAAGTTTGCTACGATCATAACCTGCTTTAGGAACAATACGTTTCGCTTCCTCAAGTTGAGCATTGTTAATTTCAATATTTCTATTGTATGTAGCAAGTATATCTTTTAGGTTTTGTCCTGTATCTAATCTCCAGTAAGTAGAATCAGGAGGGCTTGTATTTGCCGGTACATCAGTAATACTAATATAATTTTTATCGCCAAAACTTACAACATAACCAGCAGCATATGTTTTAGTTTTATCCCAATCTCCTAAATAATTATCTTGATTAATTGGTTCTTTAAGTATGTTACTAAATTCTTCACTGTCTACTAATGGTTCACATTTAATACGCCATAGATGTGGATACCATGTTTGACTAAACCCTTCACTAGCAAAATTAGAATCTGTAATTTGATAAAAACGTTTAAGTGCTACTGGTATAGTTTCTTTCAAAGGATTATAGTCTAATAAATGTGGCAACTCAAGAACATCGCCCACCATTAACTTTCTACCAACGATATCGATCATATCGTTATAGTGAACGGTGATGAATATAATGTCATTATTCAAGAATAAGCCAAACTGGCTTAGATCGAAGTCTAAGTTTTGAACACTATAATGACCACGTAATCTATAAATGTTTGGATCATATTTACGATCACGATTTTCTAAAAACAATAAATCTTGTATCTGATTTGGATCAGTTGTCAGGTATTGGGGTTGAGTATAATCAACACTAGGTGTCTGTGCATCTGGGCCTAGATACTTATGAATATATAAGTCAGTGCCACCAACTGTCAACATTTCGGATATTGTTGTATCCATAAATTTGTAGTCGTTTTGTTTGGTAGGGCTATATAAGGACAGTTTAGGCATATAGTATTTAGTTTAAAATCAATGGCTTACATAGACTTGACTCTATTTAAATAAGGCTTTATAATAGTAGGGTTGAAGTATAATTACGGAGTTTTTCATGGTTAAGTCAAAATCAGAAATTAAAGAGTTGCACCCACGCGACACTGACGCAAAGTACATTGGGCCCGAACCCACATTCGACTATGCAGCGGTTAGCACTACGTGGGAACTCGCCAAAGCATTTAATTGGTATAATCACTTTTATGATAATAAGGACGCTAAGGAATTTCTTGCCCAATATCTAGATGTTGTGGGCAAGCAACAAGTTGCGAAAACGCTACGCCGCGTCAATGATCGTCATGTCAAGCCCACTTATGGTTGGCTTGCACGATGCATTGTTAGGGGCAGCGTAGTAGATAATGATACTCTGTCTAAGTTGCAATCTGAGATTGATCGTCTTGTGTCACTCACTCAGCCCGATGACACTACAGACGTTCCTGTTGTGGGTAATCGCCCCAATGTGCAGGAGATCATGCGTGAGCGTACTCTGAATCTTGGCGGCGAACTTGAAGGCTTGTGGGACGAGTATATAAAAAATGGTGCTGGTAAAGATGGTATCAAGGCAATTGAAGTGTTGTCACAAAGCAACATATTACCGCAGCACGTTCCTATTCTTATTGAAGCCTGGCAAACTAAACTTGATGAGTACAACGAAGTTGCATCGGGTAAAGATGAACAGTTAAACGAGGCGTATGAGCGTTTCGGTAAGATTCAGTTACGTAACATCATAGGCAGTATTGAGACTGTAATTGCCGATCTTAACGCATATGTTGGTATGAAGAAAGCAGGCAAGAAGCCCCGTGCTAAAAAGACAGTGCCTGTTGAGAAAATTGTCAGACGTTTGAAGTATCTCAAATCTCTCAAACTTGAAAAATTAGAACTTACAAGTATTAGCCCAACTAAACTGCATGGCTGTAGTGAGGCATGGGTATACGATACTAAGAAGCGTAAACTGCATCATTATGTTGCTGATGAGTATACCAAAAGTCTTAGTGTCAAGAGTAATACTCTGATTGGTTTCTGTACTAAGGAATCGCAGATCAAAACTCTACGCAAGCCTGAAGAGCAAATTAAAGTTATTATGGGTAGCAAGCCTGCTGCGCGTAAATTCTTTGATAGCATTAAGGCAGTAGCAGCAAAGCCTAATGGTCGCTTTAATGCTAACATGATTATATTGAGGGCATTCTAATGGATAATAAATATGAATTTGATCCTATCAAATCAAGAATGGGAACACTAATGCAAATTATAGATACAGCTATACTATCTACCAATGATCGTAACGATCACTTGATGCTAGCGTGTGCTATGCTGCAACGCACAAGAGAAATTTTTGACTATACATTAGGCGAGAGTGGACGTAAAACGATGTTTAAGGATTTAGTATGAGTAACCAAATTGATTTAAAAAAATATCAAGAGTTTGTAAAGGCTGTTACTAGCAAAGAAAGTAATGATCTTACAGAGTTTATGAATCGTTTGGACCAGTTAGATGCGAATTATGAATCATATGGTCCAGATGGCGAGTATATGCATGGGCCAATGGCTAATGTACCTTTATTACTTACAGGCGCTATAGGATTGAATAGTGAAGCCGGCGAGTTAATCGAGATCGTAAAAAAGATACTATTTCAAGGTAAACCACTAAGCCAAGAAAACGTCTTTCATATGAAACGCGAATTGGGAGATATTATGTGGTACTGGATTAGTACTTGTCGCGCACTTGAGTTAGATCCAAATGATGTAATTGCGGAGAATGTACGTAAACTTGAAGCACGATACCCTGGCGGCAAGTTTGATGTATATCAAAGTGAACATAGGAAGATTGAAGATATATAAAAAGTGCAAACAAAATTTACATTTGCAAGTTTAGGCTGTTCCCATAGTAGTTATTATGCTGGTACACCCTGGCCTATTATGCTTTCACAAAAATTGAATTGTGAACTAAAAATGGCATATAGTGCAGGTGCTGGGAACGAAATGAATGTAACAAAATTAAATCAACTACTAGTAAACAATAAATTAGATTTAGTAATAGTTCAGTTAACAAGCGCCGGCAGATTAACTTTGGGACTAAATTCTGAAAGTTTTAATTTTTATGAACCTATATCATCAGACAAAGACCTTACAGGCACTCATAATGTTAATAACGTAACTTATTATACTTTCAATCATACTAGTAATTTAGAAAACCTTAAAAGACATCTTAATAAATCATATCATAGTGATGTTGACGATTTGATTATTAATCACATAATTACAAGCGAATATAATTTATATCATAAAATTGTACATACCATTTGCGCCATGGAAAATTTGGCTAGAATGTATGGTATTCCAATTGTTTTCTTTAGTTGGTGTGATGATATAGAAAAAATTATGAAAGAAAACAATTATGCTACTGTGTATAATAACTTGAATTTTATACCAGGAACTGCTGAAGGTTTTTTCCATGAGAAAAAGATTGAAAGAGTAAAGACAGGACCCGCTGCTGGACATTATGATACCACAGCACATACAAGTCTTGCATTTGAGTATATTTTACCATATCTCATATCACACAATTTTATACAATATCAAGCATCAGATATAGTTTAACTTATACATAAACTTCCGATAAATAGTTTATTATCGGGAAGTTTTATGGCTAACGATCCACTAGCAACACCTACAAATGCTACTTTAGAAGAAGCAAAACAAGGTTTATTCAATAATCTACGCTTGCGTTTAGGTGGTGATATAATTGATCTAGAATTAGATCCGCAACACTATGAGGCTGCATATAACTACACTATTAAATTATATCGTCAGGCAGCACAAAATGCTAATATAGAGTCTTATACTTTACTTACAATTATTAAAAATATTGATACCTATACTCTTCCTGCAGAATTTATAAATGTACGTGCAATATTTCGTAGAACAGTAGGTCTTGAAACAGGACCAAGTAGCACAAGTTTTGATCCATTTTCAAGTGCTATATTAAACACTTATCTATTAAACTATAACTACACAGGTGGTATGGCTACATACGACTTTTATGCAGGCTATGTTGAATTAGCAGCACGTATGTTCGGTGGCTATGTTACATACACATTTAATCCAGTAACAAAAGTGTTGAAAATGGTACGTGACTTTAAAGGTACAGGTGAGCGTGTACTTATTTGGGCAGATGTTCAGCGACCAGAATTAGAATTATTACTAGATCCCGGCGCAGGCGTTTGGATAGGTAATATGATTTTGGCAGTGCTTAAAGGTATAATTGGCGAAGCCCGTGAAAAATATGGTAGTATTGCCGGACCCGGTGGTGGCACAACTTTGAATGGTACTGCAATGAAAAATGAAAGTAAAGAAGAGATGAATCGTTTAATGGATGAGTTGCGTAAGTATGTAGATTATAGTCAGCCTCTAACTTGGATTCAAGGTTAAAGATTACAGCACTTAGTAGTTTTTAGTTGCATGATTTTATGAAATTTCAAATTCTTTCATCTGAAAGGGGATTTCTAAAAGATACACCTAGCGATTTAGACAAGATTAAGTGGCCAGGCAAACAAAATTTTAAACATAGTAATAAGGCAAATTTACATGCTCCCTGCTATTATAAAATAATCAAGGAAAATTTTTTACAGATAGGCATACAAGTTGATTTGTTACATTTTGAGGAAATAGATAAAAAATTACCATGGATTGTTGATGTTAGTCTAAATTGGTGGAATTACAGTGAATTTGATGGGAATATTTTAGACAGTATAAATGATGATGTTAAGAAAGAATTGATAGAAGGATGTGCTTATCTTGTAATTAACAATAGTTGGGAAAGTCACACTAGATGTTTTTTTGAAAAAACACATCAGCTTTTAAAAAATACACAGTTACCTGCTCATAAAGTAATCTATGTATGTAATGCCTATAAACTAAATGAACACTATGAAAGTTTTGCAAATGAACAAAATATTAAAGATAAAATTTTAACTATATATTCGCCACACTTATTCAATACGTTTAACAAACTTGAATTCCCATTATATGATTACGACAGAACTAAACCTAAAATTAAAACTTATCTTTGTTTGAATAGAATGCCTAGAGAGCATAGAATAATGATGGTATCATTATTATCTTACTATGATCTTTTACAATATGGATACGTAAGTTTAGGCACCACTCCTAATGTAAGGTGCTGCGAATTGGATAGAGACGAAAGATTACGTATAGGATTTGAAAAAATTAAACATAAGTTTCCATTAACAGTAGATACAAATGATTTTATTACTAATCATGTAGGGTATACGTCATTTCCTATAGAGTTTTGTCAACAAACATATTTCAGTTTAATTATCGGCACATGGGCTTTAGAAGAACAGGAACGTTCAGTATCTATTAATGAAAAGGAAATTAAATCTATATTGGCAAAACATCCCTTTATTACTTTTGCTAGACCCTATACATTAGAATATATAAAAGACATGGGATTTCTTACCTTCTCCAAATGGTTTGATGAAAGTTATGATCAAGAAGTAAACGACATTAAAAGAATGGAAAAAATAGCAATGGAAGTTAAAAGATTGACCAGTTTAAATGCTAAACAATGGCAAGTAATATTAAACGAAATGGAGCCTATTTTACAACATAACTACAATAGATGTGTAAATTATGTCTCTGATAGATGCTATTTTCAATCTGATTTAAAAAAGTTCCTATATTTGGTCGCTTCAACTGATAAGGCGATAGATAGAAAGGCTGGAAGTGCTATATAGTCTTGGTTATTAAATATTGGTAAAAATAACGCTAGATTTTTGTAATCAAGCCTTATATAATAGTATTATGGAAATTAGTATATGATTATCAGCATTACTGGCTTTATTGGGTCTGGTAAGGACACGATTGCTGATTATCTTGTAACCTTTAAGGGATTCAGGCGTATGAGTTTTGCGGAACCGCTCAAAGATGCAATTAGCGCAATCTTTGGCTGGGACCGTGAATTACTTGAAGGTAGAACAGCCCATAGTCGTGAATGGCGAGAGCAAGTTGATATTTGGTGGGCAAAAAGATTAGATTTGCCGCATTTAACGCCACGTTTTGTATTACAGCAGTGGGGAACAGAAGTAGGCCGTCGTGCGTTTCACGATGATATATGGATTGCTAGCGTAGAAAATAAACTACGTAGTATAAAAGACAACATAGTATTGAGCGATGCACGTTTCCCTAATGAACTTAAAGCAATTAAGAACGCAGGGGGAAATACAATAAGAGTTAATCGTGGGGAAAACCCTTTTTGGTATGATGCGGCTCTTGAATATAGTCGTGGTTATTATAGTGCTGGATATATGAATGCTAGAAAAATACTAGAAGAACATAATATTCATGCTAGTGAATATAGTAGTGTGGGACTTAAATATGATTACTACATTGATAATAATAGCACAGTAGATGAACTACATCGTCAAATTGACTCAATAATCAATCTGTAAATCGCCGCGCTTCCAGGACAATTCTTTTCGCTTAACAATTTCTACACAATTTAAACAAATAGTCCTTAGATTTACAAGTTTAATGTTTTTTAAATTTCCATCAATGTGAAATACAGTCATTTGACTAGGATATATTGATTTAAAACCACAATTATCACATACTAGTTTCTTTTTATAACCAGCCTTTTCCCAATTAAATAATCTTTTTTTTGCTTTAATTTTCTTTTTGCCGCAATCATCACAATGACTGCGATAATGCTTAATATTATCCTTTATATAGTTAATAGCACTATAATTCTTATTACAAACAGTACAAATAGGTCTTATTTTAATCATAAACTTATTTAACAAAAAACCTTCGAAGGTTTGCTATTGGGCAGTTTTTCCTATTAATTAATAAATATTATTAAGAAACCAGGGTATGTAACCCTCAAAATATTACAACATAGGAAACAGAAAAATGCCAGCTTTAACATCACCAGGCGTCGAAGTTACAATTATCGACCAGTCACAATATCTACCCGCAGCAGGCGGAAGTGTACCATTCGTAATGGTTGCTACAGCAGCAAATAAGGCTAACCCAGCAGGCGTAGGTATTGCGCAAGCAACAACAACTGCAAATGCAGGTAAATTATTTCAAGTCACTAGTCAGAGAGATTTGGTTACACTATATGGTAATCCATTCTTCTATCAGACTGCTGACGGTACTCCAATTCAAGGGTATGAATTAAATGAGTATGGTCTATTAGCAGCGTACTCAGTATTGGGTGTAACAAACAATGCTTATATATTAAGGGCAGATATTGATCTAGCAAGTCTAGTAGGTAGAACAGGACGCCCAACTGCAAATCCAGCAGATGGCACATACTGGTTAGATACAACTACAACAACTTGGGGTATCTATTGTTGGAGCAACGAAAAACAATCATATTATTATAAGTCACCTGTAGCAATAATCACTGACGAAGAGGATACATCTTCAGGTGCCCCTGCTGCAAGCATTGGCGCAATAGGCGATTTTGCTATAGTTGATTATGAAGCCAAAGAAGGCAATCCAGTAACAGAAAAGGCTACTTATTATTATAAGAATTATTTGAATTCTTGGGTCGAAGTAGGTAGTTTCGATTGGCTAAGTTCTATCCCAATGGTTTCGGGAAGTACTACTAGCCCAACTATTACTATTGGCGATACAGTAACATTTACTAATAGCGGAGTAACATATACTGTTACTGCGACTGGAACTACACTAAGTTCACTTGTTGGTCAAATTAATAATACATTAGCAATACAAGATATTGCTGCAAGTTCAACCAATAATGTACTTAACATATTTGGTCGTAGCCTAATTGACGATGACCCAACTTCCAGTGCAACAAAATGGACATTGGGCGGTACAGCATTATCATCACTAGGTATAACTGCAGGTGATTACTATCAACCACAAATGTTCTTTGGTACGTCAGCGCAGCAGCCATTGTGGCAGGGCAGTCTTCCAGCAGTTGCAGGAACAACACCTGCTCCAACTAATTCAGTATGGATTAAAATCTCAACTGTAACTAATGGATTAAATCCAAAAGTTAGTAGTTTTGATTCAACACTTGCTACTTGGAGATCACGTACTTGTAACGTATTCCAAAGTGACATGCTAGCCACTAATGCAGTAGATACTCTTGGTGGTAAGAATATTCCAGCAGGTAGCGTATATATGCAGGTCGATCCGTATGGAGCATATGATCAATCTCCAGTATATATTTGGAAGCGTAATTCTATAGGGCCAACTGTTGTTACAGGCAGCAACACTAGCCCAGAATTTAGTTCAGGTGGTACATTAAAAGTTCAAGTAAGTGCTCCTGGCGAAACAGCGTTTCAAAATAATCCATTAACTTCTGAACCTTGGGAAGTTACTATTGCTGCTAGCAGTAATGCAGCACAGTTTGCAACAGCATGGAGTGCAGCAAATATTAGTTACACTACGGCAGCTGTAAACAGTGATGGCGCAATCGTAATAACTCACACAGAAGGCGGTGAAATTGTTATCAATGAAAATACTGGTACAAACTATGCGTCAATCGGTGTACTAGACGAGGCAGGTTTAGTATCAGGTACTACAGATGGCTGTAAGTGGGGACCATCAGTAGCAATTTCTGATACTGCATTTGCAACAACTAATATCTCATCATCAGGTACAGGTCTAACTGTTAATTTATCGACTCAATATGGTTATGTAACAGTTGATAGAGATACTTTTGGTAATGCAGGCTCAGGCTATGCTGCTGGCGATACTGTAAAAGTATTAGGCACATTAATTGGCGGCGCTGCTACAACTAATGATGTAAACATAAAGATTACAGCAGTAAGCGGCGGAGCCGTCACAGCAGTTGCGTTAGCAGGATCAACAGCAAGTGTTGCTCCAACTATGTTCACTACTATGTTAAGTAACTGGTATTATGTGGACTACGAACCAAACGAAGGTTTCCCAAATGTTGCCCCGCCAGATAGAACTAATTGGTTCTGGGCTGTTGCTGACCAAGCAGATATTATGGTTAGATGCCAAACAGCAGATGCAACAACTGGTGCATACTGGAAGGCATATCGTAACCAAGCATACGATAAGAATGGTTTCCCAAAAACTACTGGAACAAATACAACTGATCCAAATGGCCCAATTATGGCAGCAAGCGCACCAACAACACAAAGTGATGGTACTACTGCATTAAGTTATGGTGATCTATGGATTGATACTAGCGACTTAGAAAACTTCCCAGTAATCTATCGTTGGCAAGCAAAGAGAAATAGCAATGGTACATATGTAGCACCAGAAACAGGTACTTGGGTATTGTTAGATACAAATGATCAAACAAGTGCAACAGGAGTATTGTTTGCAGATGCGCGTTGGGCACTTAACGGCACAACTAACCCAGCAGATGATCCTATCCCAACTATTAAATCAATGTTGAAAAGCACGGCTACTGTCAACGCCAATTATCTTGATGTTGATGCTCCTAACTCAAATTTATATCCAACTGGTATACTGTTGTTCAACACACGCCGCTCAGGATATAATGTTAAGCAGTATCGCACAAATTACTTGACTTCAACTAATTTCCCAGACAAATCAACATACCCAACAATTTCTTCAACATGGGTTTCAGCGAGTGGATTAGATGATAAAGGTAAGGCGTATATGGGACGCAAGGCACAGCGCAACATGGTTGTAAAGGCTATGCGTTCGACAATGGACACAAATCAATCACTACGCGATGAAGATAACTTCTTCAACTTAATGGCAACACCTAATTATCCTGAACTACAACCAAACATGGTCGTATTAAACAATGATCGTGGGCAGACAGGTTATATCTTGGGTGACACTCCAATGGGTCTAGCAGAAAGTGCAACAGATATTCAAGCATGGGCAACTAATGCTGCTGGTGCTACAGGCACTGGTGAAACAGGTTGTGTAACACGCGATACTTATCTTGGCTTGTTCTATCCAAGCGGTGTCGCTCCAGACTTGAGCGGTAATATAGTTGCTGTCCCAGCAAGTCATATGATGTTGCGTACATTTATTAAAAATGATACAGTTGCATTTCCTTGGTTAGCGGCTGCTGGTACTCGTCGTGGTCTGATTGACAACGCTACAGGTATCGGTTACTTAGATCGTGACACAGGAGAGTTCGTGGTTAGTAAGACACCACTAGGCATACGTAATGTATTGTATACTAACTTCATAAACCCACTAGTATTCTTTACTGGTAATGGCTTATTGAACTATGGTAATAAGACATCATTTAATAGTCAAAGCGCACTTGATCGTACAAACGTAGCACGTTTGGTCGCTTATGTACGTCGTCAATTGACTATCGCAGCAAGACCATTCGTATTCGAACCTAACGATGCGTTGACTCGTCAACAAATCGCTGGAGTAGTAGAATCACTAATGATTGATCTTGTTGCTAAGAGAGGTATCTATGACTACTTGGTAGTCTGCGATGAATCAAACAATACTCCAGCAAGAATAGATCGTAATGAATTGTGGATCGACGTTGCTCTTGAACCAGTCAAGGCAGCAGAATTTATCTACATCCCAGTACGTATATTGAACACTGGTGAATTGTCAGGAGCATAATTGAAATAACAGTGCGCCATGCAAGTGGCGCACACTGACTAAATATAGTATATACGGAGAATTAAAATGGCAACAGCCTCACAATCATTGTTTAACATGACAGTAGCATCTGATAATGCCGGAGGCAATCAGGGCCTGTTGATGCCTAAACTACAATTTCGCTTTAGAGTAAACTTCATTAACTTTGGTGTTGACACGTCCAGCGGTCTACAATTAACAAAGCAAGTAATGAACGTATCACGACCACAAGTTCAGTTTCCTGAAATCACTATCCCAATTTATAACTCAACTTTATATCTTGCAGGTAGATACGCATGGCAGCCAATAAATGTTTCATTGCGTGATGATGCATCAGGTAGTGTATCAAAAGCAGTAGGACAACAATTACAGAAACAATTAGATTTCGTAGAAATGTCAAGTGCTGCAACTGGTCAAGATTATAAGTTCCAAACTAATATTGAAGTATTAGATGGTGGAAATGGAGCAAACAAACCAAACGTTCTTGAAACTTGGGAAATTTATGGTTGCTTTATTCAAACAGCAAACTATAACAACTTAGACTATAACACTAATGAACCTGCACAAATTGCATTAACATTACGTTATGATAATGCTATACAATCACCACTAACTAGTGGAGTTGGTCAGGCTATCGGAAGAAGTTTAGCAGGAGCATCAGTTACTGGTATTGGCGGCGGCAGTTAATTTTAATTTTTAGTATATAAGGATAACCCCATTTTTTCTATTGATAAATAGTTTAAATGGGGTTTACCTTATATGGGTGTTTTTCAAAATTTACTTAAAGACGTAGGCAGCGGATTTTTCGGCAATGATTATCTGCGAGATTATCGCCACGCAAGTAAAACGTTCGGGCCTTATGCATATCAAAACGCCCCTAAAAATAAATTTCTATTTCATTGTTATTTTAATGTAAACTCAATAGTTTATGACTTAGATGCAAACCTTGGTACACAACAAAATTTTGGTCTATTAGTGCGTGATGTAAAATTGCCTAGTTATCAATTTGCTACTCATCAAATGAATCAATACAATCGTAAACGTATTGTACAAACAAAAATAAAATATAATCCAGTACAGTTTACTTTTTTCGACGATAACGGCAACAGTATGAATAAATTGTGGGCTGCATATTATACATATTATTATTATGATGGTGCTGTACCTAAAGTTTCATTTAGTGGTACACGCGGCGGTTTCGGTCAAGACCTAAGTAAAAACACACAAACAGGAGAAGTAAGAGGGTTGGCAGGTGCAGGTAGTAAAACAGCAGCGCCTGTGCAAGATCCTGATTTTAAAAATAGAAACATTTATGAAAATGATTTGTCAGGAAAACTTTTCTATGGATATAATCCAATAAATGATAGCGCGCCTAAAAAACCTAATTTCTTTAGTGAAATAACTATATATGGATTTTATCAAAAAAACTTTATAGCCTACACTTTAATAAACCCAACCATAACAGAATTTGCACATGACACCTATGCCTATGATGAAGCTGCAGGTGTTATGAAAAATATTATGACACTTGATTATGAAACAGTAGTATATAATGAGGGTGCAATAGACGGAGATAAGCCTAGTAATCTTGTTCCTGGCTTTGGCGATGTAGCAAATTATGATAGAACAAAAAGTCCTATTGCTATGCCTGGGTCAACTGGAAAGATACTTGGTAAGGACGGATTAATTGATAGCGTCGGCGGGGCATTAAAGGGCGCAGGCGACAATCCTCTAGGTGCAATTAGAGCAGCAGGTGCAGCGTATAAAACATTAAAGAACACTGATATAAAACAAACGCTAAAAACAGAATTAAAGAACTCACTATTAAACAATTTACGTGCAAAACCAAACGAAACTAGAAATTTATCTTTTACATTCGATAACAAAGCTAGCCAAGCAACTGATGCACTGGCTGCAGGAGCTCCGACTACAGGAACAGTCTATGGTGGTGAAGAAAACAAAGTTGATATTAGACAAGGAAATCCAATAATTAATGGTATTAAAACCTTAGGCAAACAAGTATTAGGCGGATTTACCAATGTTGGTGGGGCAGTAGGTGGCACAATTAAGGATGTAACGGGTATTGACTTAAGAAAGAAAGCAGAAACGCCAGACGGCAAACAATCAGACAAAGGCACTCCTGTTGTTGATAATAATGCCCCCAGAGGTAGGGGCGGTTAATTTAAATTTTATGTATATACCGATGACCCCATTTTTCTATTGATAAATAGCTAAAGCGGTTCATAGTATGCCATATATTTCTAAAAATCAACAAGATCAAACTACACAAATATTTGATAGTTTTTATAAGACAGATGTTATAGTTCCTACTGCTGAATTTGATTTAGTTCGTAGTTTTTTTATTTCTGTATGCACAACTGAAAATCAAGCAGAACAATATACGGCATTTTTATTTAGAGTTTCTACAGAGTCGGGCATACCTGCTATCGAATTATTAGAACAAATGCAATCTTTAAAAACAGATGAAGTAACTATAAACCAAACATTAATATTCTATCTTAATTCATTTAGACCCAAAACAAACTTATATGGCATAAGTACTGAACCTGTTCCGGTATTTCCTGTAGCAAGAAATGTTGTAAGATGAAAAAATTTGCGTCGGGTGTTTATACCCCACAAAACTCACAAAAATATGTAGGTAATCATAAGCCTAAATTTCGCAGTGGTTGGGAATTAACCTTTATGAAGTTTTGTGATAATAATGACAATATCATAGCATGGGCTAGTGAAGCAATAAAAGTGCCCTATAAAAATCCATTTACTGGCAAGCAAACGGTGTATGTCCCAGATTTTTTCGTAATGTACCAAGACAAACACGGTAATAAACGGGGCGAGATTGTAGAAATAAAACCAAAAAAGCAAAGTATTATTGAAAGTAAAATTGCAAGTGCTAAAGACCGTGCTACAGTAGCATTGAATTATGCCAAATGGCAAGCAGCCAGTGTATATTGCAAACGTCAAGGACTAACCTTTCGTGTAATTACAGAAGATGATATTTTCTATAATGGAAAACGGGGTTAATAAATAATGTATGACCAAAAAGTTAGAAGAATTGTTTCAGTTAGCAAACGTGTCGTCAGAATCTAATGATGTCGAATTACCACCAGAAACACAAGAAATAACAGAAGCAGCTCTTAAAAATCTTGACAAGATAGAAAATGCATTACCACAAGTACGTGGCTTAGAAAGTGCCGACATTGAAATGGATGATTTGGCAAATCTCGCACAGAATAGTTATAAAGATTTAATGGATTTAGGTATGCAAGTTGATAGTCGTTATAGTAGTGAAATATTCGGTGTTGCAGGCACAATGCTAGGACATGCTATTACTGCTAAAACTGCTAAAGTACAGAAAAAACTTAAAATGATTGAATTGCAGTTAAAGAAAGCAACAATAGATCAAAAACAAGCCAAGAATGAAGAACAACTAGAATCTATACCTCTGGGCGAGGGTAAAGCATTAGATCGTACAGAATTGCTTAAAATCTTGACCAATAAAAACAAAGACCAGTGATAAATATTATTAGGGAACAAATATGAAAAGTTTGAAACAATACATTGTAGAAAGCCTACATACATATGATATTACAGTAAAAGTTGCGGGCGAAGTGGATAAAAACTTTTTAGACATGTTTATGTATAATCTAAAGAAGTTTGAGCCAGTAGAAATGGGACCACCAAAAACTACCCCAGTAATGAAGTCGCCATATGGTTTTCCTAACTTATCAAATCAACCTGTTACAATTATTAAGTGTAAGTTTCGTTATCCAGCAACAGAACCAATGATACAACAAATGGCACAATTACTAGGTTATAATATTAATATGGTACGTGCAGTGAATACAAAGTATGATGAAAGCATTGACACTGAAAGCGAACAATATGAAAATCAAATGTCACACAGTCCAGTTCTAACACATGAACAAATGGAAGATGGTGGTGATGCAAGTAAAAAAGCAAGTGCTGATTATGCTAACTCATATTTAAATAGCATTAAAGATCAAAGCAAGGATCAATTTGGCATCAAAGATATTCCTTTCGCAGCAAAGAAAACTCCAGATAGTTTTGATCCATTCAAGCCATATCAAGATGATAAAAAGATGGGTGATAAGAGTCCATTTTCTAAAATTAAAGTACCAGATAAACCAAAGACTGGCGCACGCTAATACAGGGTAATTAAAATGGAATTTAGAGATTTGATTGTAAAATTATACGATGAAAAACAATCTGTTGAAACAACGGAAGAAGCAACTGTTGAAGTAAAGGCATCAAATCTTCCTTCCTTGAAAAAGATTTTTGAACAACTTTCATCAAACCTTAAAATTGAACCGGAAAAGCAAGAAACTTCAGTACTTAAAAAAGACGGCGAGGTAGTAGGCAAAGTTACAGATCCCATGTTAGCAAAAACCATGGCTCAAGCAATTAAAGACGGTCAAATCACTATGAATGACCAACCAATGAAAGAAGAAGAACTTGATGAAAAGTGGGCAGGCGATGCTAAAGTAAAACCAACTGGTCAGTATAAAGATAAGACCAAAGAAGAATTGAAGTCAATGTTGGCAAAACTACACAAGAGTGGCCCACATGACAAAGATAGTCCAGCAGCAAAGAAGATGCGTCAAATCAATTTCGCATTACGTGCAAAAGGTGGTTGGAAGAGTGGCGAAGGCGCTGCTATGAAAGAAGAATCACTTGACGAAAAAGCAAAGAATCCATATGCAATTGGTATGGCGGCAGCAATGAAAAGAACTGGTGATACGCCACCATTGAAAAAGTCAACAATTGTAAAGGCACATGATATTGCTAAGAACATCAAGAAAAAAACTGAAGAGGCAGAAATTCCTAAGTCAGGTCCTGACTACGGTGCAGGTCTAGGCGCCGGTCGTAATGACAACATACTAGAAATTACACAGGTAAAAGAATCTATGAACAAGAAACACAGAGCAGCCTATCAAGAAGGTCAGGCAGATGGTTTAAGAGAACGCGCATGCCGTGTCAAACATTATGAAGATATGGAAGAAGCAAAACATTATTATGAAGGCTACAAGACTGGCCTAGATGAATGCTATGGTATGGGCGTTAAGAACGAACCAATTACTGGTATGGAAGAAGCAGTAGCAACAATGGAAGCAGGACTAGACGAGATGGACAAGACTGCATACATGCAGCACAAAGCCAAAACTACTCCTGGCAATACTTTCAAGGCATTTGGTCAAGAATTTAAAGACTCAGACGTATTAGAAACAGAGTCATTAGCATTTGAATCATTAGACAAACAACTAAATGAATTATTAAAAGAAGATGTAGAAGAAACTGTAAATGAAGGTCTAAGTGTTTCTATGTCAACTGGTAATCAAGGGGCACCAGATAGCGTAAGCGTAACTGGCACAGAAGATGAAGCAGGTAAATTATTAGCATTCATTAAGCAAGTTGGCCTAGGTGGTATGGGCGATGCTGAAGAACCAGCAGCAGTAGTTACTACAGTAAGTGACTATGGTGCTCCAAAAATGCATCATTCAGATATGAAAGGGCTATTACAAAAAATAGGCTCAGACGATGATGATTATAAAGATGAAGATTTGCATGGAAATGAGGATATGAAGAAAGAGCCTTGTGATGAATGTGGCGGCACAATGGAAGAAAATCACGTATGTAACAAAGAGGCAGTAGATGAAGTTCTAACAAAAGATCAAACATTATATGCTACAACATCAGAAAGTGATGGTTCTGAAGATGATGGTTTCGATGCTAGTGCAAGAAACACTGAGTTAGATAATGTTGGGAAACCAGCAAGCGGTGGTGCTACCAACGAAGATGGCGCAGAAGCCCCGGGTTCAAATTCAGTAGGTCAGGCAGAACAAGAAGAAGCAGAAGATGTAAACGAAGAATCAACTGATAAAATGGATCAACATGCTGAAAAGGCAGGAAAGAAAGTTGCTAAAGACATAGAATATGATGAAGGTCATAAAGGTAAAGATGACAATAAAGCAGAAAAGGCAGGAAAGAAAGTAACTAAAGATATTGAATATGACGACAAGAAAGACAGAGAAGAAAAGAATGACACAATGAGCGAATCAAGCTTTTTATCATTATACAAGAAACTAGCATGGATAGCAGAGGAATCAACTCAGAAAAAAGATAAAAAGGCAGAAAAAGCTGGTAAGAAAGTTACTAAAGATATAGAATATGATGAAGGTCATAAGGGTAAAGATGATGATAAAGCAGAAAAGGCTGGTAAGAAAGTAACTAAAGACATTGAATACGATGATAAGAAAGATAAGAAAAAGAAAGTTGATGAGTGGGCAAACAATGCCGGGGGCAAAGGCACAGACACAGCATTTGAACAAGATATTGAGTTTATGACTAAAACTATAGCAGGTGGTTTAAACAAGCCTAAGGTAACTGGTCAAACAACTATTCCTGTCATTACAGGACAAGATGCTAGAACCGGCGAAAAAGAAGATTTAAATTCATGGATTAAGTTGGCGGGTATAAAGCCTGCTGTTAAAAAGTAAGTTATTTTAGTATATTACTTAACTAGAGTGCCCGGCTTAGCCGGGCATTTCTTTTTTAAGAATAAATACTATATTAACGGTATTATTATCAATGGCCACACAACAAAATATTGATTTCGGTAGTTTTCCCGATGATCCAAATGCAGATGCGATCCGTGTTGCGTTTGAAAAAGTACAATTTAATTTTGATCAATTATTTGATTCACAAGAATCAGGCTCTGTACTAAGCGTAAAGTCTGGGGCAGGAATAAGTGTCAATCAACCCACTGGTAATGTTATTATTAGTGCAAAAATTGCTTGCGTACAAGTACAAACAAGTAGTCTAGGTATAGGTATAGGTGCTGGAAACAGCACAGCAAATTATGCTGTCTACAGTAATTCAGCACAAACTTTAACTATTGATTTACGCGATGATACTACTATTGGTAATAGTTTAACTGTTGTAAATCAAACTACTACCTCAAATCTTACTGTAGGTAATAAAGTAAACTTTTCTAATGTTGGTAATATTAATATACCGGGCGGCAATTTAGATCAAGTTTTAACAACATATGGTAACGGTGTATTATATTGGAGTGATGCGGGCTTTGGCCCAACAGGCGCAACTGGACCAAGAGGCGCTACTGGCATTACAGGTCCAATTGGTGCTACTGGGCCAGCAGGCGCAGAAGGTGCTACAGGTAATTTGGGTCCAACAGGACCAAGCGGAGCCACAGGTCCAGCAGGCTCTAGAGGTGCTACAGGTAGTACAGGTGTTACTGGGCTAACAGGATCGACTGGCTCTACTGGACCAGAAGGAGCTACCGGACCTGCTGGTAGTGCTAACCCAGCAGGTAGTAATACACAAATTCAATTTAATAATAATAATGTATTTGCTGCTTCAGCAAATCTTACTTTTGCTACAAGTAATAATCTTTTTGTTGTTAATGGAAATACACAAACTGGTAACATCACAGTTGTCGGTAATGTATTATCATCATTAAAAGTTATAGGTAATATAACAGCATCAAACGTATTAATATCAAATGTAGCTGACGGTACTGCTCCATTACAAGTAATATCAACAACTCGCGTTGCCAACTTAAACGTTGATAGTGCAGATATTGCAAATACAGTTAGTGAAGGTACACAATCAAATATTACTAGCGTTGGTACATTAACTTCATTAACTGTTAATGGCACAACTAATTCTGGTAATTTTACAACCAGTGGGTTAACGCAAACAGCTAGATTAACTGTAACCTCAGGTAATGCTAATATAAATGCAAATGCAAATTTGATAGTATTAGGTAAGGCCAACTTTGCTAACTCTGCTAATGTAAATTTAGGCAGTAATAGTAATGTTCATATTACCGGCGGTATTGATGGTTATGTATTGTCTACTGACGGCTTTGGCAATCTAAGTTGGATAGAAGGAGGTGGTGGGGGCAACGGCACGCCTGGTGGTAGTAATACACAAATACAATTTAACAACAACGGTGCGTTTGCTGGTAGTCCAAACTTAGTTTATAATTCTGTTACAGGTAACTTGCAATTAGCAGGTAACTTAATAGCCAACTCAATGGTAATAGGTGCAGGTATATATAAGTTTAGTTACAGTAATGTTTATTTCGCTACAACTAATAGTGCAGCTTCTGACCAAACCATTATAAGCTTACCAGTTGCCAACTTAGCCGGAGTCGATTTTACTATTATATCTACTCAGTCATCAGCAAATATTAGAAATATTACAAAGATATCAGCAGTAATATATGGTACTACTGTAAACTATGTAGAATTTAGTACATTACCTGTGAACGGTTATATAGGGGACTTTAGCGTAAATTATTTCGCTGGAAATACTATAGCAGATCCGGCATTAGTTTTACAATTAAGTCCACAATCAGCAGATTTACAATCGCATAAAATGCAGATCACATCATATCAAACATGAGAAAACGATAAATAATGATAACGGAGATTAGCAGACATGGCACTTAAACCACTAAATTCAGTAGGTGGCTTCTCGGTAGGGGAAGTTCCTGCCAATGTAATTTTACCAAACGCAGATATTACAGCAAATAAAGGTACTTTTGTAGGCAATGTTGCGATAAGCAATACAAATGCAGCATTTGGAATTTTAACAGATAATTTATATTATAGCAATGGTGTGCCCTGGGACTTCCAAGAAGCAGCAGGAAGTGATACTGAATTGCAATTTAACATGAATGATAACTTTGCAGCAAGCGCAAATTTAACATTTAATAATACTACACAATTATTTAAAGTAACAGGTAATGCAAACGTAACTGGCGTATTAACTGCTGGGTCTTTAGAAACAGACGAAATTCTACATGGTACAAGTAATGTTGCTATTCCTACAGCAAACGGCAATGTTAATATAAGTGTCGGCGGTGTAGCAAACGTATTTACAGTAACAACTACAGGTTCAAATGTTGCAGGTACATTAAATGCTACAGGTAACGCTAATGTTGGTAATTTAGGTACTGATACAGCAATCATTACCACTGGTAATATTACTACTATTAATAGTGGATTACTAAAAAATGGTACTACTAATATAACATTAACCCAAGGTGGAAACGTTGCAACATTTGTTGCAGGTAATGCCTCGGCTCAATTTATAGTAACAGCGACAGGCGTAAATGTTGCTGGTCTTGCTAATATTGTTGGCAATGCTAACATTGGAAATATTGGTACAGAAATATTAATTGCAACTGGTAATATAAGTGGCGCTAACCTCATAGGGCCGTTAGCCAACGGCACATCAAATGTTAGTATTCCGGCAACAAATGGCAATATTAACACTAGTGTTGGCGGTGTACCTAATGTATTAGTAGTAACTAGTTCAGGAGCCAATGTTGCAGGTACATTAAATGCTACAGGTAATGCTAATGTTGGTAACTTAGGCACAGAACGTGTAATTACGTCAAACATACAATCAGCAAATTCTATTACATTGACTGCTAATACATCAGGCACTTCGAAAGCACTAGAATTTCAATCTACTGGTAATATTACATTACCAGGTAATGCTAGAATTAATACTACCGATGGAAACGTATCAATCAAAGCAGGCACAACATCAAAATTTGTAGAAATACTTAGTGGAGATGCAAACACAGCAGTTTGGGTAGAAGATTCGCCAGACGGTGCATATATTGCAACAAACCTGGGTAATGCAGGTAATGTAAAAACTTGGCAATTTAAAACAAATGGCGATTTAGTTACCCCGGCTAGTATCAATATTGGCGCTAATGGTAATATTGTAGCAAACACTTTTATAGGTAACTTACAAGGGCAAGTAGCGAACGGTACTAGTAATATCAATATACCAGTAGCAAGCGGCAATATAAACACAAGTGTGAATGGCACTGCTAATGTATTAGTAGTTACTGCAACTGGTGCTAATATTGCAGGCACAATAAATGCTACAGGTAATGCTAACGTAGGTAATCTAGGTACTGCTGGATTAATTACAGCAACAGGTAACGTATCAGGTGGTAATTTAACTACAGGTGGAGTAATTGTTGCTACCGGTAATATTACAGGTGGCAATATCAATACAGCAGGCAAGGTTGTAGCAAGCACATTAGAAAGTAATGTAGCAATTGGCACTGCCCCACTTGTAGTGGTATCTACTACATTAGTAGCAAATCTAAGGGCAGCGACGGCGGCATTGTCAAATACGGTAAATGACGCAGCGCAACCAAATATAACAAGTGTTGGGACACTAACTGGATTAACAGTTAATGGCGTAAGTAATTTAGGCCCTAACAGTAACGTAATAATCACTGGCGGCACTGACGGACAATTCCTATCAACTAATGGATCAGGTAATGTAAGTTGGACTACTATTGAGCAGTCACAAATTAGTAACGGCACATCAAATGTTAATATTCCAGTAGCAAATGGCAATGTAAACACAAGTGTGAATGGCACTGCTAATGTATTAGTAGTTACTGCAACTGGTGCCAATATTACTGGTACATTAAATGCTACAAGTAACGTCACTGGTGGTAATTTAACTACAGCCGGTGTAGTAGACGCAACAGGCAATATAACTGGCGGCAATTTAACTACAGCAGGACTGGTTTTAGCGACAGGCAATGTTACTGGCGGTAATATTACTACTGCAGGAGTCGTTGCGGCTACAGGAAATGTTAGCGGCGGTAATCTTACTACAGCAGGTGTAGTGGCAGCAACAGGTAATGTTTCAGGTGGTAATCTAACTACTGCTGGTGTGGTAGCAGCCACAGGTAATGTATCAGGTGGTAATATAAATACTGCCGGCAAAGTTGTTGCAAGTACGCTAGAAAGTAATGTAGCGACCGGAACTGCCCCACTCGTAGTTACAAGCACAACTCAAGTTGCTAACTTAAACGTAGCAACTGCAGGCACTGCAGGTACTGTAACAACAGCAGCACAACCAAATATCACAAGTGTTGGAACATTAACTTCATTAGATGTAACTGGAAATGTTATAGCAGGAAATGTTTATGCTAATAGTGGTACTATAGGTGCAAGTTTACTAACAGGCACGCTGACTACAGCAGCACAACCAAATATCACAAGTGTTGGTACATTAACTTCATTAGGTGTTACTGGCAACGTCACAACAAGTGCAAATATTGTTACGGATTTAATTGTTGGTAAAACATCAGGTATTAGTATTACAGCAGCTGGTACTAATCAAAATATTACACTAGCACCAACTGGCACAGGTGCTGTCGATGTATCAACTAAGAAAATTTCAAATCTTGCTACACCTGTAGCAAGTACAGACGCAGCTACCAAACAATATGTTGATGAAGTGGCAGAAGGTTTGCACATACACGCAAGTTGTGCAGCGGCAACACCAAATACACTTGCTGTAATATCAGGCGGTACTGTTACATATAATAACGGCACTGCAGGTGTAGGTGCAACACTCACAACCACAGGATCATATACAACTATTGACGGTGTAAATATCGCAACAGTTGGTACTCGCATACTTGTTAAAAATCAGACGGCTGCTGCACAAAATGGTATCTATGTCTTTACAAGCAGCACAGTATTAACAAGAGCAACTGACTATAACACTTCTAGTGAGATACAAGGTGGTGACTTTACATTTGTCACAGGCGGCAATGAATACGACTCAACTGGTTGGGTGCAGATTGATGCAGTTCCGACAGTAGGCACAAGTCCAATTGAATGGGTTCAATTTAGTGGTGCTGGTACATTTACAGCAGGTACAGGTCTAACATTAACCGGTACAGTTTTCAGTATAACTAATACCACTGTAACAGCAGGTACATATGGTAATGGCGATGCGGTAGCAACGTTTACTGTTAATGCACAAGGTCAGTTGACTAATGCTGCAAATACATCTATTACAGCAAACGCTGCTAACTTAACTGGCACAACACTAAACGCAAGTATTATAAATTCAAGTTTGACAAGTGTTGGTACACTTGGTTCATTAGCAGTCACAGGCAATGCTATAGCAGGTAATGTATATGCTAATAGTGGTACTATAGGCGCAAGTTTATTAACTGGTACATTAACAACAGCTGCTCAGCCTAACGTTACAAGCGTTGGTTCGCTAACAACACTTGCTGTTACAGGTAATGCTAACGTAGGTAATTTAGGCACTGCAGGATTGATTGTTGCTACAGGCAACGTCACTGGCGGTAATTTAACTACTGCTGGAGCATTAAGTGTAACTGGCAATGCTAATGTTGGCAACATCGGTGCAGCAGCAGGTGTCTTTACTGCTAACGTAAGCGCAGGTAACGTAAGTTTAACCGGCGTAGTAAGTGCTACTGGCAATATAACTGGTGGTAATTTAATTACTAGTGGAAACATAAGTGCTAGTGTTGGAACTCAAATAGGTAATACTGCGATTTATTGGGGCACAGTTACTACAACTACTACATCTGCTAACCAAACAATATCAACTATTCCTGTAAGTGGAGTAACTGGTATTGAATGGATAGTTAAGGCAACTGATAACACAGGTTCAAAATATAGTATGGCACTAGTCACTGCTGTTACTAATGGTACTAATGTAGATTACTCAACGTTTGGAGGTGTAAATTTAGGCAGCGGTACTGGTACAATAGCAGTTAATGTAGTAGGTAGTAATATAGCGTTGCAAGTTACCCCTTCAAGTTCTAACTCAACTGTTTGGGTGACTCAATATAGAACTATATAATGATATATCCTTTACAGGTAGTTACATACAATGGCATTAAAACCGCTTAATTCAATAGCAGGATTCTCTACAGGCGATCTTGCAGTAACAATAATACAAGCTAATGGCGATGTATCTACTATCAACTTTACAGCCAACGGCGTAAGCAACTTAGGCCCTAATAGCAATGTAATTATTACTGGTGGTTCAAGCGGACAGTTTCTACAAACTAACGGCTCAGGTAACTTAAGTTGGGCAACTGTACTTACATCAGGTATCAGTAATGGTACATCAAATACTGACATACCAACAGCCAATGGCAATGTTAATACAAGTGTAGGTGGTGTAGCAAACGTATTAGTAATCACATCTACTGGAGCAAATATTACCGGTACTCTGAATAGTTCAGGTAATGCTACAGTAGCAAATCTTGCAGGTGGTAACTTAGTAAGTGCAAACTTTGTAAGTGGTACATTAACAACAGCAGCACAACCCAATATCACAAGTGTTGGTACATTAACTGACTTAAATGTAAATGGGAACGCAGTAGTTGGTGGAAACTTAACTGTAAATGGCAATCTTATCTATGTAAATGTTGAAGAATTATCAATTGAAGATCCAATAATTAATTTAAACACTGGGCCAAACGGTGCAGCCCCTTCAAGTAATAGTGGCAAAGATGTTGGTTCAGCACTAAACTATTATGATACACAAGCACGTATCGCATTTATGGGTTGGGATACTAGCAATGCAGAATTTGCATTTGGTAGTCAAACAAGTATAGCAGGCGAGATAGTTACATTTAGTACATTAGGTAATGTTCGTGCGCAGACATTCAAAGGTAATCTTGAAGCAACAACTATTGCTGGCAATCTAACAACAGCCGCACAGCCAAATATCACATCAGTAGGTACACAAACTAGTTCAATAGTTATAAATGGTGAAGGTTTAGGTGTTACTGTTGATGCCGATGATTTACGCCGCGTAGGCTTGATGAAATATTTAGGGTTAGAAGGGGCATTAGTTCACAGCAATACTGTACCTCTGCGCATAGGTAGAGTATCTACTGCAAATGTTTCAAATGGTAATTCAGTAAACTTCACAAATGAAATATTCATAAGCGCAGACGGTAATATAGGAATGGGAGGTAATATTACTCCTACCCATACTGTATCGGTTACAGGAACACTGAATGTCAGTGCTAATGCTAACGTTGGTAATATTGGTGGCGCAAATACTATTAGTGCAAACTATTTGGTATCAAACAGTGGTTGCGTAAGCATTAATGGGGCTTTATTAGCATTTAATAATGCCACCGGAGAAGCAGGTATATTCAGCAGTCTAGCTACAGATATTAACTTTGGTTTAGCAGCAAATATTACAGCAGGTAGTACCACTGGTACTACAACAGTTCGTGGTAATCTAATTGTAAATAATAATGTTTATGCAAATAGCGGCACCGTACAGGGCAGTTTATTAGCAGGTACACTAACTACAGCTAGTCAGCCAAATATTACTAGTCTTGGCACATTAACTAGTTTAAGTGTTACAGGTAATATATCTGCTAATAATGCTACAGCAAATACTGTAACAACGAACTCAACCATAAGCAAGCGATCAAATACTGCTGTGACAACAGATACAGTCATTGATAGTTTCAGTAAAACTGCTTATAGGACTGCAAAATATATAGTAAAAAGTAGTAGCGATATCGGTTATGAAAGCCTCGAGGTGCTTTTAATACATAATAACATAAATAGTTATATAACGGTTTATGCTGTAATAAATGATGGAGGAGGCAATACTATCAGTTTATCTACAGCAATAAATAGTGGTAATGTAGAGTTACGCGCAACTGGACTGGGTGCAAACACAGTAGTTAATTTGATAGGAACTTATGTTCCTGATTGAAATAGGATAAAATATTATGAGTGTTAAAAATTTCGTAGTTAAAAATGGATTAACAGTAGGCAGTGCTAATATTGATGCCGCCACTGGTAATTTGTTCTCAGGCAACGCTAATCTAGGCAATCTAGCAATAGCAAACTTCTTCAATGGAGTTTTAGTAGCAGGAGCAAGTTCGCAACCAAATATAACTAGTGTAGGAACACTCACTGGACTCACTGTTTCTGGCGTAAGTAATTTTGGCCCTAATAGCAATGTAATTATTACTGGCGGTACTAACGGACAATTCTTACAGACTAACGGCTCAGGTAATTTAAGTTGGACTACAATCGTTACTTCGGGTGTAGTAAACGGTACATCAAATATTGCAATACCGGTAACAAATGGCAATGTTAATACTAGTGTTGGCGGCGTAGCAAATGTATTTGTCGTTACAAGCACTGGTGCTAATGTCATTGGCACATTAAATGCTACAGGTAATGCCAACGTAGGAAATATAGGAGTAGCGGGACTTGTAGTAGCCGGTGGTAATGTAACCGGCGGTAATTTAGTTACTAGCGGAGTATTAAGTGTTACAGGCAATGCTAACGTTGGTAATTTAGGCACAGCGGGACTAGTAGTAGCTACCGGTAATGTAACCGGCGGTAATTTAGTTACTAGCGGAGTATTAAGTGTTACAGGCAATGCTAATGTTGGTAATTTAGGCACAGCGGGACTAGTAGTAGCTACCGGTAATGTAACCGGCGGTAATCTTGTTACAGCAGGTGATTTAAGTGTAACTGGTAATGGAAATCTTGGAAACGTTGGCGCAGCAGCCGGTGTCTTTACTGCTAACGTAAGTGCAGGCAACATAAGTTCAAGCGGCATAGTAAGCGCAACAGGCAATGTCAGTGGAGGCAACCTAAACACTGCCGGTAAGGTAGTAGCAAGCACACTAGAATCAACTGTCGCTAATGGTACTTCTCCAATTGTAGTTGTATCATCAACAGTGGTTGCAAACTTAAATGCTGACTTATTAGACGGCTTTAATTCAGCTGTAGCAGCCACAGCAAACACAGTTGTTGTTCGTGATGCGAATGCTAATATCACAGGTAACAATATCAGCGGCACATTATCAACAGCAGCACAAACAAATATCACAAGTGTTGGCACATTAAGTTCATTAGATGTAACTGGCAACGTCACAACAAGTGCAAATATTGTTACTGATTTGATTGTTGGTAAAACAACAGGCATTAGTATAACAGCAGCAGGTGTCAATCAAAATATTACACTAGCACCAACTGGCACTGGTACTGTTGATGTATCAACTAAGAAGATTTCAAATCTTGCTACACCTACAGCAAGCACAGACGCAGCAACCAAACAATATGTTGACGAAGTGGCAGAAGGTTTGGCAGTTCAGGCTCCTTGTGCCGCAGCAACTACAGGTACGCTAGCGGCTCTCACTGGCGGCACTATAACATATAATAACGGTACAGCAGGCGTAGGAGCAACATTAACTGTATCAGGCGGTACTTATAGCACTGTTGATGGTGTCAATATTGCTACTGCAGGTACGCGCATACTTGTTAAAAATCAAGCAGCTGCCGCACAAAATGGTATCTATGTCTTTACAAGCAGCACTGTATTAACAAGAGCAAGCGATTTCAATACGCCAGCTGAGATGGCTGGTGGTGACTTTACATTTATATTATCAGGCACAACTAATGGAGACTGTGGATTCGTAATGGTCGATCCAGTTGCTACAGTTGGTACTGATGCTGTAAACTTTGTTCAGTTTAGTGGTGCAGGCACGTTTACAGCAGGCACAGGTTTAACACTAACTGGCACTGTATTCAGTATAACCAATACTGCTGTAACAGCAGGTACATATGGTAATGGTGATGCTGTAGCAACATTTACAGTTAACGCACAAGGTCAATTAACTAATGCTGCAAACACATTTATTGCAGCAAATGCTGCAAATTTAACAGGTACCACATTAAACTCAAGTATTGTTACATCAAGTTTGACAACTGTTGGTACACTTGGTTCATTAGCAGTCACAGGTAATGCTATAGCAGGTAATGTATATGCTAATAGTGGCACTATAGGCGCAAGTTTATTAACTGGTACATTGACTACTGCTTCACAGCCAAACGTTACATCAGTAGGAACACTAACTACACTTTCAGTATCAGGTAATGCTAACGTTGGTAATATTGGAGCAGCAGCAGGTGTATTTACCGCAACTGTCAGTGCAGGTAACCTATCAACTGGAGGTACACTAAGTGTAACTGGCAATGCTAATGTTGGTAATCTAGGTACTACTGGATTAATTACAGCAACAGGTAACGTATCAGGTGGTAATCTAACTACTGCTGGTGTAGTAGAAGCCACAGGTAATGTCATCGGTGGTAATTTAACTACTGCTGGTGTGGTAGCAGCAACAGGTAACGTATCAGGTGGTAATCTAACTACTGCTGGTGCTGTGGTAGCGACAGGTAACGTATCAGGTGGTAATCTAACTACTGCTGGAGCATTAAGCGTAACCGGCAATGCTAATGTTGGCAATATCGGTGCAGCAGCAGGTGTCTTTACAAGTAATATTACATCACTCAATGCAAATCTTGGCAACTTAGCAGTTGCTAACTTCTTCCAGGGTGATGGTGGACTATTGACCAATGTAGCAGCGAGTGGTACATTATCAAATGGCACATCAAATGTTAATATTCCAGCAGCCAATGGTAATGTTAATGTAAGTGTAGGTGGTGTAGCAAACATATTCGTTGTAACAACTACTGGAGCAAATATTGCAGGTACAATAAATGTTACAGGTAATGCTATAGTAGCAAATCTTACAGGTGGTAACTTAGTCAGTGCAAACTTTGTAACTGGTACATTAACAACAGCAGCACAACCAAACATCACAAGTGTTGGTACATTAACAGGTTTAGATGTTAACGGTACAATCACAGCAGTTAATATTACTGCAAACACTGGTGTTATCACTGGTAATGGTAGTGGTCTAAGTGTATTAAATGCAAGTAATATTTCAAGTGGTACATTAGCACAAGCAAGATTAGCAAACTCTAGCTTGACATTAGGTAATACTACTTTAACATTGGGCGATACAGTTACAACTGTAGCAGGTCTAAGTAGTGTTACATCAACATCATTTGTTGGCGCACTTACAGGCGCAGCAACTACAGCTGGTACTGTTACAACTAA